CCGCTCCGTTCAGCAAGATTTTTGATCACGCCAGTCTCGATCGAATAAAACCCTCGTTCTGATTCTTCCTGTTAAAAATAAGGGCAGAAGTTTTTTTTCTTGCTCGTTCCCCGGCGAAGGGGAAGGCCGGGATGGGGTATTAATGGCATCTCTGAACTGACCCTCTTTTTTGCACTGCTCCTAACTCATTGATTTAATGAGTGCACGCGAACACACAAAAAAAGAGGGTATTTCTGCTAAAACAGGGATAATCTCTTGCCGTTCAAAGCCTAAAGCTGAGAACCCAACAGTTCACTGCCGGACAGGCAGCTTAGAAATCGTATCTCTCCCATGATTGCTGTGTCATAGTGTTCACTGCCGCACAGGCAGCTCACGAATGCAATAACTCACTGTTTTTTCATTGAATAAACATTCTCTCCAAAACCCCTCCAAAACTCTTCCCCAAAACCGATTGATAATTAAACGGCGATGACGATCCACTTTTCTTTGCGCTCGTCATGATAGAGCTCAGTCATCTTCGCTGAACTGTGTCCAAGCAATTCCTGAGTGTTGATCCCCTGAGCTTTATAAAGGCGCTCGGAAAGAGAACGTTGTTCGTGAAATGTCGGCGGGGTTTTACCCTTTTCAATTTTTATTTTTGCGCTATCGCGGGCTTCCGCGAATCGTTGTGTTAATGATCCTTCAGCCACAGGTGAACCCAGCGCCGAACCGCCGATTACTGTTGAGTTATGGACAAGATGTTTACTCAGCACACGGTCGCGACATTTGTTGATCACATCACGAACACTCATGTTGATGGCATCACATCGCAACGAGAGGGGGATCGCTATCCGGATTTTTCCTTTACCTTTTCCCTGGACTACATGAAGCATGTCATCCCAGATATCAGCGAATTTCATTTTTACTATGTCGCCACGCCGCTGGCCGGTAACAACAGCGAGCAGCATTGCATTGCAGATGTACGGTGACCTACGTTCTGCTTCGTGATAGATCGCCCACCAGTTCTCGAGCGTGAGTCGCTGTCTGGAGACTTCATCCAGTGGTTTACGTGTGGCCAGTGCCGGATTAAAGCCAGGCGGAACCTCACCAGCAAACTGTGCTTCCTTAAACATATCGATCCAAGCGGCTCGCATGACCTGCGCCATTCTTGTTTTATTTGCATCGACATATTCGTTTATCAATGCAGCCATCTCACGTGCGCCGAACTCTTTGAGCAATGTGTTTTGAGAACGAGCTGAGAGAAGTTCAGCACATGCTTTGCGCCCCCTGGCAGTAGATGATGCCAGCTCTTTTCGCTGCACACGTCGGTCAAGGATGGCTTTGTATTCTTTCACCCATTGCTTTAAGCGCATGTTCTGAGCATTGGGTTCGGCTTTTTGTTTCGCAATATCTATCAGGGCAAAAGATTGAGAAGTTAATTGCTCAGCCGTAATGCGATTCATTTCAAGTGCCGCTGCATGCGCGGCATCTGAATTCGTACCAAAACCAATAAACTCCCCCGTAATAGGGTGACGATATTGCCAGTACGTTTTGTTGTTTCGCTTATCCAATTTGCAATACAAGTTCGGTGTTGAAATGTTGTATTTACGGGGTCTTGCTGCCATTAAGTGCTTTCTCCACTAAAGTGCGGGCGCTGGCCGGAAGATGGTTCGATATTTCGACCCGATCAACCATACCAATAAACCTGGCTTCCTCATCAACAACCCATCGCCGACCTTGCTTAACCGCTGGCGGATATGTCTGCCGGGTTTTCGCGATACGATGAAGGGTGGCTTTGCAGGGAGGTTCCTTGAAGCCATTTGGTCCTGCCGCCCATTCCGCTAAAGAAACTAATTGGCCCATACGCTTTTTCTCCACACGTTTAGTTATAGCCGGCTGCACACCGGTTTACTGACTGACCCGAAATCGGCCGTAATATTTTCCAGCTTTCCACCAAGGCATTTTTTCACCTGGTGGCATTGCTGGCGCAAATTCAGTGGGGACAAACCACAAGTTCAGCATTCGTTTCACGTAAATCCGCCTGACGTAATGCGACCTCATGATTTTCTCTCCGCCTTAATTTTGTAGTAGGCCTGTTCGAAGCCTCTCCAGTATTTCCAGTACTGGAACCGCTGCTGTAGCCAGTACGGCGCCATTATTTCTTTTTCCTTTCGTCCAAAACATATCGAATTATGGCGATAACGAATATCAGCAAAAATAACCCCACAGAGAAACCCAGGCTAACCAGCAACTGTGATTACCAGAACATCATGTAGTCTTTCATTCTGCGTCCTTCACGGTACCGCCATCGGCCAGCCACGCATTAACATTGCTGACGTAATCTGGTGGCGTTCTGTGCGTACACCACGCCGTGGCATCAATGGCGCACTGCCTAATGTCAGATAACAGTTGTGGGTGTAATACCGGCTTTTGCTGGGCGGTGAATAGCTCCACGGTTTCGCCGAATGCCGAGTTAGGTTTAACAGTCGTAGCGTTTCCTTCCATCAGGGAGGCAAGTTGATGATCGTGAATGTACCCAACCGGCACCTGATCGCCTTTCAGCGCATCAAATTCTTTACGAGCGATAACACCCTCAAGCACACCAACGCTGGCCTCCGCTTTCTCCCGCAACTGATATTGCTCATCAAAGCCGTTCCGAGCCGCCGATGCCTGCTTGACCGCGGTATTGCGTTCAGTCACCGCCACATCAGCTCGCTGGCGTTCTGCTTCGAGCAACCGAAACATATCGTCAAAAACGTCCGCCAAGGAATCAAGAGCGAAGCTTCCCGTGAGGGATTCAGCGGTAAGCAGTCCGATGACGTTTGCCGCCTTACTCCGCAGCGCCGCTATATCTGTTGTATCAGTCATACAGCCTCCCGAAGTTCTTTGCTGGCGCTGAGCGCCTTTTTGTAACTCGCCTTGGCTGCCTTCTGGGTATCACACCATTCACCGGCAGCGCTACGGGAAACCATGCGGAATTTCCCATCGTTCGGAAACCACGAACCGTATTCAATTTTCGGCACATCAATACCCAGCCACTCAGCAAACGAGTGGCCATAATCAGCTGCCAGATATTCTTCGTACCGGGTGCGTTTCTTTGGCGCTGGCAGTGCTGCAATAGCTATCTCTTGGCCAGCATCCGTAACGTGATAAACGACATCACCATCAGCACAGAAAGACGGCGCGGCGCGGGAAGTCATCAGGCCTGCATCGACGAGAGATTCAAGATCAGCATTGTCACTGTGGCCGCCGCTGGCGAGGAAATAGTTACGGTATGGCTCCCGGTGTCTTTCGTTGATGCCCAGTGCATGCTGCATCAGGCCGATCTGGTATTGGGTTGCCTCAGTCATGGTTACTTTCCTTCTGCTCGATTACTTCCAGACCCAACTTCAAGGCCAGCGCATGTTCAGCCCTGGCGCCTGCGCTGAACTGCCAGCCACTCAGCAGGAAGATTGCATCCGCACGCTGCAGCATCGTAATGCCGACGGCCATGTAATCAGCTTCGGTCAGGCCGTCCGGCAGGATCGCCGGATTCAGCGGGACGTGCTTTTCGAATGACAGGTTGATCGCCGCTTGTTGGAAGGCAGGCCGGTTGAAATGCGGCAGGCCGGTCATAGGCCCAGCGATATAAACTTTCATTCAGCCCACCCTCGTAGCCGTGCGCAGTACCTGATAAATCTGGTGTGCGATAGTGCGTTCATTACCCACAGGGCAGGCTTTGAAATATTCATAAGAGGCGGTGATCGCCACCTGGTGCTTTTCCAAAAAGTCGGTTTTAAGGCGCGCAATTTCGGCTTGTTCTTCAGTATTGCGGCGGAACCAAACGCTATAAGGGCCGTCCTCGGTATCGTGAATTGAGGCAAGGAACCAGCCTTCACCGATTGGCGGAGTAGGGTTCCACGCAGAAACATCAGCTTCGCCTACTTCATAGGCGGCCTGAATATCGTCAGCTGCTGGATCGGCATCAAGTGACAGGGTATAAACCTCGACACCCTGAGCTTTTGCCCACGCTTCAAATTCGCCTGGCGCTGGGTATTCGTTACCGTTGGCCGGTTCGAAGAAATCAGGGTGAGTCCAATATCCCAAGTTATCGGCATTGCGTTCTGGTGTGACCGGTTGAATAAGTTTCATGGCTGCATTCCTAAATAAGTGATTTCCAGATTTCGGCGTGAGCGAATCCCTTGCCAGCATTGGCAATTAAATTTCAGTAATAACGATTAACTAAATGCCCCAGTGGACCAGGGCATTTAAGGCCGCGCTATCAGGCTTTGAACTCTCCGATGAATGTTTCTACTTCAACGTCGGTGAAATTGGTTTCGAGCAGCTCGCGGAACTCGGTCGCCATCAGTTCTTCAGCCGTTTCCAACTGCACGATGCGCAGAACCAGCACCGGAGCATTGCCGCCGGTCAGTACGCTGTAGCGCAGGCGGAATCGGCGTTCTCCCAGCCCTTCATATGGCACGCACTTAAATTCGAATGCCGCAGGCATGACTTCTTTGCTTTTTGCCTCAACGCTTTCCATCACTGAGCGCTTGGCGCCGAAATCACTATCTTCATGATCCGCAGAACTGGATGCTTCGATGGTAATTTTACGGACGCCGCCGATCGCTTTCTTGATGTCCAGCACTTCTCCGTCAGCGGTGAAAGCCATCAGGAATTCAGACCAGTCTTCGAGCCACTCGGCCAGATCCTTCTGTGAGTTTTTATCGCCATTGATGTTCAGCAAAGCCTGGAATGGCGCAGTGCGTTTCAGTTTCAAAACTGCGATGTTATCTGCGTGACCTGGTGCAGCCAGCGTGCCGAGGTTAAACACGGTAACCGCCGCCATGTTGTCAGCATTGATGAAGCTGCGGACGCCTTCGCCTGCGTAATCTTTGCAGTAGCGGGAGAAATCCTGAATGCTGGCGGTTTCCATCTTCCCGCGGAACCGGAACCGGCCATCTTGCAGGTTTTCCAGCGAATGAATGCGGACTGATTCTGGCAAGGCAACAGCAGGGCAGTCAGCTGATGACAGGCGTTCTTCCAGTAAGGTGGAGAGGGACATATCTCGGACTTCTTTGATTGCTGATGCGTCTAAAACTTGAGACATAACAATTTCCTTTTATCGGATGGTTAAACGATGCTTATCGCGCGTCACGGAGTTTGCCGTCAGGATCCCCGGCGATGGTGAACAATTGGCCCTGATCTTCCTGCATGATGGTCAGCTTGCCGCCTTTGCCCACGTACATTGGGGTTTCGGTGGTGTCTTCCTCGGAGGTTTTCCCGCGAGGCGTAGGTGCTGAGAACTTCAATTTGTGAGCCAGCATCACGCGTTTTTCTTCCATCGAATTACTGATCCGGGAAACATCAATCTCGATGGTCACTTTGCCTTTACCACCGTTATTCAGAACACCCAGAGCGGCGGTATTCAGCGCGGCGGCGATTTTGTTTTCGAAAATACCGGCGTCCAGTTCGGAGAGAAACTCCGGGACGTTGGTCATACGACTTTCAGCCATTTTCATGCCCTCATTATCGCGGCGCACACCGCGGGAAATTACTCACACACATAGACAAGGGCGGCCGGTAATGCACAGGGCGTGCTGGGTGGGTGCCAGCGACCCTTGTCTATGCCTGCGAAAAAATTGGCGGTGGTCATGATCAGAACATTATCTTCACTCCCCCTGATGTTGGATGGTTGAAGAGTCATGCCACCGCCGAAAGACAACTACACACAGCAATTATCGAGGTTCCACGTCGATCTGATTGGGCGGCGGGAGTCGAACCCGCAATCGGGTAGGGAACCCGACCATCACCAGGATGCTATGCACAACTGGAAGAGCACTGTAACTCGTCAGTTCTGCTGGTTGAGGTCTCGAACCTCCAGAATCCCAAGTCTTTACGACTTACCAGCCAGTGCTCTTTCATGTTGTATGCCGGTCTTTCCCGGCCGTCATACTTAGGTAGTTAAAAATCGATATCTAATTCACTTTCTCTGAACCAGTTATCAACTGCGCGTCCATCCGCAGCTTTATAGTGAATAAAGACCATGTTATGGCTGTCTTCATATTCAGCCCGACCCTTAACAAATCCGGTCTCACCGCTGATTGTTACTTTGACTTTTTGACCCAGTTCGAACTTGAACATAAATGCTCCTTCTCGTTTAGAATGTGTGTCAGGCTTCCACTGGCTCCCATCTGTTTTTTAAGTCACTCAGATATCGTCTGGACTTGCGCGTCTTTCCCAGCTGTCACTGTATGAGTGTGCATACAGACACTGACCAGATAACGCGCTGGATCAACTCGCGGTTGCGGTGGCCGGAGCTGATCCCGGCACGGATGGTATTCGCTGGCATACTTTCAGCCACGTCCCAAGTCTCCTATTTCCATCCATCTGGCTATTACAGGTGCGCATCAGCCTGCGCATTCACCACAACGGGAAGAACACTGGGACTGTGGTCATACTGGGTTTATGGTAAGTGAGTTCATCAACCCCCCAGTGTTCTTCCCGTTGTGTTGGCTGGTGTTATTCAGTATTAGCAAACTTACATTTCAAGTCAATAAAAAAGTTAAGTTAACTTACATTTTAATTTTGGACACAAAAAAGCCCGCGCGCGGCGGGCTTCTGAAGATAGGTTTGCTTAATGGAAGTCGATGATTATCTGCTTAACAACACCAACAAGCTTACAGCTACTATCTACCAAAATTGGTTTGAAATCTGGATTCAGGGGCATCAGATACTGATTGGGGCCATCAATCTCGAATTTTTTAATCGTTGCCTGGCTGCTGCCATCAACTTGTACAACAACTATCCGGCCATTTGCTTCATCAACAAACCCAACTTCTGGATCCACGATAACTATTGACCCTTCAGGGATACTTAAAGCGCCTGAAGATGTCATGGAGGCCCCTTTAACTTTAAGAGCAAAAGAGTTATCGGATACTCGAGCAGTCGTCTCTATCCATTCGGTATTACTGGCGGTTAACTTCTCAGTTATCACATCAGTCCAGGCACCGGCTTGAACCCAAGAAATAAGAGGGACGCTTTTCGTGCGGCCAGCATTAATGCGGCTAGGTGCATCTATCTCACCTTGCCCCTTCAGCAACCAGTCCGGGGAGGACTGGAGAACGCTGGCTAATTTAAGCAGGCTATCGCTTGATGGCACAGTGGCGTCGTTTTCCCATTGGGTCACGGCCGAGGCGGAAACGCCCACATATTCAGCCACATCCTTTTGAGTCATTTTCAACTGACGCCGTCTAAATTTTATACGGCTTCCAACGGTATCCATCACAACCTCCCGTCATTTTTCAATGTTAGCTATCTTACATTTAGTTGACGTAAGTATTCTGTGAATATACGATGTAAGCATACTTACTTTAAGGGCGGAGGTAGCATGTACAAAAGTGATGTTCTCAAGCATTTCGGCGGTACTTCAAAGGCGGCAAGCGCATTGGATATTTCTCATAGTGCCGTTTGTCAGTGGGGAAAAATTATCCCGGAAAAACAGGCGATGAAAGTCGAAAGAATTACGAAGGGGAAAATCAAATATGTCCCTTCGCTGTACGAAAAGACTAACACCGCTGGCGCTCAGCCGTAACCACAGAGAGAGGTAACACCTTGTGGACAATAAAAACTTTCCGGCACCCGAAGAAATAACAACAGCAATGCACAAGCTAGTCACATCATTTCCTGGCGGATATGGCGCGATGTCTCAACGGCTGGCGCATGACGGGACTCATAACGCCCTGAGCAATCGCGTTCGTCAGGTTGGCGGTCAGATGGTGCCATTCGGTATGGCGATCATGATGGAGCAAATTTCAGGGCGCTCTGACATCACTGAAGCTATGTGCCGGATCAACGGCGGAACCTTCGTTAAGTTCCCAGATATTGAGGAAATGGGTAACGAAGAGCTGCTGATTAAGTTCAATGAGTTGCTGGCAGCACTGGGTCAATTTGCAAAGGCTCACAACGAATTCACCTCTGACGGTGTTCTGGATCGTGACGAAAGCAAGCGGATGAGGATCAAGGGGTATCGAGTTCAGAGTCTGGTGGCGGAAATCATGGCTGTGACAGAACTGCTGTTTGGAGAAGGTGACGCCTCAGGAGTGCAGTCCCGAGGCGTCGGGTGCGCATCAATTAAACGTGTGGAGTAATTAACGCATGAACAGTGTAAACCGCGTTCGGCCTGCCGTGCAATTTCAATGTGTCTCACTGCGACCATGTGTGTATGTGCAGATAGTACGGGAGCCGGGAAAACCGGACAACCACAAGGTTGTGCCTGCTTCTGTGGTTCTGAAAAAGTGGATTGAATTTTATGTCGCTGGCTATCTGGCGCAAATTGCAAAGGCAGGATAAATCATGAGCGTTAAGTTATCCGCATACGTCTGGGATGGTTGCGCTGCTGCCGGTCTGAAGGGTGTGAAGCTCCTGATTATGGCGCGTCTTGCTGATTTCTCAAATGATGATGGTATCAGCTATCCGGGCGTGGATACGATTGCTCGGCAAACCGGGGCTGGTCGCAGCACCGTCATTAGTGCAATCACGGAACTTCAGTCAGATGAGTGGCTGGTACGCAAGGAACGCCGGAAAGGCAATCGCAACCAAAGCAACTTGTATTATTTGAACGTCAAGAAGCTGCGCACTGCTGCCAGTGCTTTTTATGCTGACGGTTCAGAATCTGAACATTCAGAATCTGAACGTTCAAAATCTGAATATTCAGAATCCGAACGTTCAGAAAACAAGAAAAATACCGGTTTTGACCGTCCAGAATCTGGAGGGGATCCGTCAGTAAATTCAAAACAAGATCCATCAGATAATAAAACCTCTTGTCAGCCTGCTGCGCAGACCGACGCCGAAGTTGAAATTACTGATCAAGCCAAACAGGCACTGAAACACCTAAACCAAATCACCGGTTCCCGTTACCAGCCCGCGAATAGCTCACTGGAAAACATGCGTGCCCGTCTCCGTGAAGGCCACACGCTGGAAGAACTGCAACTGGTTATCGAATACAAGCAGGTTCACTGGGGCGACTCTCCAAAAATGGCTGAATATCTGCGCCCGGCAACTCTGTTCCAGCCAGCCAAGTTTGAAGGTTATCTGCTCAGCGCGACCAAATGGGCGAAGAGCGGGCGTCCGGTATGTGTGAACGGAAAATGGACCGCTGAAGGTGGAGTAGAAGTTGATACGGCTGAGCGCGACGCGGCATACCGCCGGTTCATCAGCGGCGTTGCGGCGACGAAGGCACCGAGTGCGCTGGAAAAAATGGTGTGCACAGAGGCCAGCAAAGCCAGCGTTCGCAGCATGCGCGCAGATTTCGCCATTACGACATGGGCCAAGATTTGGAAAGAGTGCGCCCAGCGCCAGCAGGGAGTGAAAGCATGAGCTATCAACTGATTTATGCAGATCCGGCCTGGCAGTATTCCAACAAAGTAAGCAATGGCGCAGCGGGTGATCATTACAGCACCATGCCAATCGAGGAAATGAAGCGCCTGCCGGTTTGGTCAATCGCCGATGAAAACGCGGTTCTCGCAATGTGGTACACCGGCAATTTTGCATCAGAAGCGGTTGAGCTGGCGCAGGCTTGGGGCTTCAAGGTCAAAACCATGAAAGGCTTTACCTGGGTAAAGCTTTACGAACAGGCCCGCAGCCGTATTGAGCGCGCGCTGGCAGAGCAGACCATGATTGACTTCGAAGACTTTATGGAAGCTTTGAACGTCGAAACGGTCATGAATGGCGGCAACTACACTCGCGGCAACACCGAAGACGTGCTGATCGCCGTTCGTGGCGCCGGGCTTGAACGCGTCAGCGCCAGCGTCAAACAGGTTGTTTACAGTTGTCGCGGCGAACACAGCGAAAAGCCCGCTGAAGTTCGTTTCCGTCTCGAAGAGCTATACGGAAACGTATCCCGCATTGAGCTTTTCAGTCGCGGTGAAGCGCCAGGCTGGCATCACTGGGGCAATGAAAACCCGTTCAACGATATCGAGCTGGTACCAGCGACCTTTACCACGATCTTCCCGGCGCTTAACTCCCGAGTCAAGGTGCTGGCTGGTCATTACCTGGCTGTTCCTGCTGGCGCTTATTACCTGCAAGAGGTGGCTGTGTGAACGAATTCCAGAAAATCTGGCTGGCTGCTTATAACGGCTGGCTGACAGCCGTCTCCCCGGAGGGGGAGCTGCATCCATCTGATTACACCGCTGCGCGAGAACATGCTGACGCTGTGCTGAATAGCCTGATCAAGGCGGGGGAGGTTGCATGCAATTGATCCTGCCATTCCCTCCGAGCATCAACGGTTACTGGCGCTCAACTAAAAAGGGTGTGCTCATCAGCGCGCGCGGGCGGATCTTCCGGTCAAACGCGCTTGCCGCTATTTATCAGCAGTTACGCAGCCGCCCGACGGCACTACTCACCGA